TTCTGGATTTACAATTTTAGCCCTTGCCTCCCGACCGCGTAAGTTACGCGGTCGGCAAGGCGTTCTTATTGCCGATGAAGCAGCCTTTCAGGATGATTTAGCTGGATTATTAAAAGCGGGTATGGCGTTTTTACTGTGGGGCGGCAAGGTGCGCGTGATTAGTACCCATGATGGTGATGCTAATCCGTTTAACCAGTTTCTCGAAGAAATACGAGCAGGTAAACGTAAGGGCAGTATTCACAAAATAACGTTTCGTGATGCGGTAGCTGAAGGAATATTTAAACGGATTTGCTTACGAACTGGGCAAGTATGGTCTCAAGAAGCTGAAGACAACTGGGTTAAGGATATTTACTCGTTCTATGGCAGTGATGCCGAGGAAGAGCTGGATGTTATTCCATCCAAAGGCGGCGGGGTGTATTTGTCGATGGGTATGATTCTATCGCGTATGTCCAAGGCTACGCCGATTGTGCGTATGGAGTGGAAGCCTGAGTTTTCTTATGAATCAGAAGAAGCGCGGTTTTTAGAGGTTCAAGAATGGTGTATTGAAAACCTATTGCCCGTGTTAAAAACCCTAGACCCAGCACGAGGTCACGCCTTAGGCGGTGACTATGGTCGAGTAGGCGATTTAACGGTGTACCCGATTTTAGAGGAAGGTAAAGATTTAGTCCGTCGTTGTAAGTTGTGGATTGAGTTGGGGCATTGTCCCTATCGTCAACAAGAGCAGATTTTTAATTTTATTGTCGATAATCTGCCGCGCTTTAAAGGTGCTGCGCTTGATGCGGGCGGCATTGGTTCAACATTGGCAGAGTTTGCACGACAAAAATACGGTTCACTCATTGAGCAAGTCCATTTATCGGAATCGTTTTATTCTGCTGAAATGCCTAAGTTTAAAGCGGCGTTTGAAGATGGTCTGATTGATGATATTCCCCAAGATGACGAGATACGCGACGACTTACGCGCGATTAAAAAGATTGATGGCGTACCCAAACTGCCTAAATCCAAATCACAAACTAAAAGTGCGGACGGTAAGCGCGTCCAGCGGCACGGTGACGGTGCGATTGCCTTGTTATTGGCTAATCGTGCCCTGTCTAAAGACAGTGCGCCCATTGAGTTTGAATCCACAGGGGTTCACCGTGAGGGACTGGGTGCGTTTACTCAGTCTGGCAAGCAGTTCGGTAGTTTTGGTGAGGATGAGTCAGATTACAGTCTGCGGAGTTCTAATGATTTTGACACATATATATAAGGTATAAAGATGACGCATAAGTTAGCTAACGGTCTTTATGTTCCTACTCGCTTTGCTGAGTCATCCAGCAGCAAACCGATTATGGAAGAGGTCGCAACTACTCAAACTGGACGCGACATCACGCTGGGTTATGTGGATGGCTTGCAGTTATTGCCCTCGACTGACCCATTGCAAAAAACGCGCGGCGTGGATTTAAAAATCTATGATCAGGCGCGGAGTGATGACCAAGTACAGACTGCTTTGCAACAACGGAAATTAGCATTGTCTGGCAAAGAGTGGACAGTCACAGCAGGCGGCACGTCGGCTAAAGATAAAGCGGCAGCGGATTTTATCCGTGAGCAGTTATCTATTCTGCCGTTTGACCGCTTAACTGAGAAGATGCTGAGCGGTTTATTTTGGGGTTATGCGGTCGCAGAATGTCTGTGGGCTACCGACGGGCAGTATATTGTTGCCAGTGATATTAAAGTCAAAAAACAAAAACGCTTCGGCTTTGCGCCCGATGGATCATTGCGGTTATTAACCTCGTCTAATCCCTTGGGAGAGAAACTGCCTGATCGTAAGTTTTGGGCATACTCGACAGGCGGCGATGATGACGATGATTATTACGGACTGGGTTTAGCACATTGGCTGTATTGGCCCGTGTTTTTTAAGCGCAATGATATTAAGTTTTGGTTGGTATGTCTGGAGAAGTTTGGGATGCCTACCGCCTTGGGTAAGTATCCAGCTGGAGCAAGCGCACCTGAGAAGCAACGGCTACTGGAAGCCTTACACGCGATTCAATCAGATAGCGGTGTGCGTATTCCTGACACCATGCAGATTGAGTTATTGAACGTTGCCCAGTCAGGCACAGCAAATTATATCGAGCTGTATAACGCGATGAATGCGTCCATCTCTAAAGTAATTTTAGGGCATTCTGCTACTACGGACAGTACCGCTGGCAAGTTGGGCGGCGACAACATGGCTTCTGAGGTTCGTAATGATCTGGTTGCAGCGGATTCCGATTTAATTTGTTCGTCGTTTAATCGCACAGTGGTTAAGTGGTTGGTGGAGTGGAATTTTAACGGTGCGAAGTTGCCGACGGTGTACCGTGATGTGAAGCCCGCGCTGGATTTAAAAGCACAGGTGGAACGTGACAAGCTGATTTTTGATATGGGGTATAAGCCGACATTGAACTATGTCACGACGACTTATGACATTGAGGTTGAGGCGACTGTGAATGCAAACCAAGGTCTGGACTCCACTATACCTGCCGAACCTCCTGCGACAGCTAAGTTTGCTGAGGGTAGTTCAAATATGAGTGTGGATTCTACTGATCCAACGCCTGTGACAGATTACACAGTGCAAGTGGCAAAATCTGCCGATGCGTTGATTGCCGAATGGATAGCGATGATTAAAGGCAAAGTGGACAGCACAAAGGATTTAGACACGTTACAAGCGGATTTACTGGGGATGTACGGCGATTTACCCACCGAGGATTTAACGAAGGTGATGTCGTTGGCATTTGCGGCGGCGGATTTGGCGGGGCGGTTTGATGTGCGGCAGGAGGTTTAGTCAGTCATGGGATTAACTATTTCAACCGAAGGCGCAGGCTTTCCACCACGCGGGGCTGCGGGCAGTTTCAAGCTACCATTTCAAGAGCAGATTGATTTTTTCAATCAGAAGAATCCGCTACCCTCTCAACATTACGATGATATTTTAAAGTCTGCCCACGACCGCGCTTTTATTGTTGCAGGGGCGGCTAAGGCGGATTTGCTCAATGATTTACACGGTGCGGTTAAGCAGACCATCAATGAAGGCAAGACGCTGGATTGGTTTCGCGGTCAGTTTGATGCGATTGTTAAGAAGCACGGCTGGACAGGTTGGACGGGTGAAAATAGCGCAGCAGGTGTGGCGTGGCGTACCCGTGTTATCTATCAAACCAACTTATCAACCAGCTATGCAGCTGGACGCTGGGCGCAGTTGAATGATCCTGATTTGTTGAGCGTTCGCCCCTATTGGAAGTATATCCATAATGACTCCGTTGCCCATCCAAGAGAACTACACAAAAGCTGGAATGGTGTTGTATTACCGCACGATCATCCGTGGTGGCTAACGCATTTCTGCCCGAACGGCTGGGGCTGTCGGTGTCGTATTATGGCAGTGCGGGCAACTGAGTATAAAGGCAAGCCTGCCCCAAACGATGGCACTTATCAGCATATCGACCGTAACGGTGTGGCACATACACTGCCCAAGGGGATTGACTATGGGTTTGATTATGCACCTAGTCAATCCCTTACTAAGTCATTGGTCGCTAATAAAGCAGCAGTGTTGCCTGATAAGTTAGCCAATGCCTTTCTGGCAGAGGCTAAAAAGGTATCAGCGGATAAAGTTAATCCGTTATTACGCGCTAACCAAGCACAGATAGCCGTTGCCGATTATCTCAAGTTGTACGAATTTAAGAATGTCGCGAAGCAACTGAAAAACAAAGAACTTGCGCAAACGTTGGGTTTGACCCAAGCTGAACACAGTATGATTCATACTTACACAGCAAACGGATTTATGGATATTAATCGGCTGTTGTACGGGCTTGAACCTTATAAAGAAAATACACGCTCAGTTTTACAACCTGCTACTGAGGTGTTGTCGCAAGCATTGGCTAAATTGAAACCTTATAAGGGTAAGGTTGTCAGATGTTTATCATTGCCTACAGAAAAACTGGCTGCATATCAAATTGATGCTATCGTTAAACACGATGCGTTTACCAGTGCCTCTACCAGTGCTGAAGATGTCTTTGTAGGTGAACCCATTAGGATGATTATTTTCAGTAAAACAGGCAAACGCATTGAGCTGTTCTCGACTAAGCCCGACGAAAAAGAGGTTTTGTTTGATAAAGGAACATCGTTTAAGGTTAAAGACATTTTACGAATCGTTGTCAACGGTCAAGAAATAACAAAAATTACTTTGCAGGAGATTTAAATGGAAGAGTTTGAATCGTATTATCCCTATTTCTCTATAGCTGAACAAAATAGACTAGCTGAAATTAAAGGAATAACGCGTGATGAATACATGGTGCGTCTAAAAGCTTATGAGGACTATTTGGAAAATGAAACAGTTGAGCAATTTGAGGCGCGGCTGGCAGCAACTCCCCTACCTGAAGGCTGGACGGATGCAGATACTCGGCATTTGTTGAATAAAATGAGCGTTAATCCTCAGTTGGAAGAATAGCTATGTTGGAATTTTCAATTTCAGGCTTGGATGCTGTACTTTCTGGCTTTGATAAAATGCGACTACGCAGTGGTGATTTGCGTCCGCTATTACTTGAGCTAGGCGAGGATTTAACGGAATCAACCAAGCAACGTTTTGTAACCACGACTGCGCCTGACGGTACGCCGTGGGCAAAAAATAGCGATGTGACGCTGGCGCATAAGTCTGGATCAAGACCGCTGACGGATGGCGGTTTTTTAGCAGATTCTATTAAACCTAAGTTAGTCGGTGATGATACTGTCCAAGTCGCACCAGATAAAGAATACGCGGCGATGATGCAGTTTGGTGGTACTAAGGCTGAGTTTCCAGATTTGTGGGGCGATATTCCAGCGCGTCCTTACATCGGCTTTTCTGATGAGGATGAACAGAATATTTTAGCTAAATCCATTAAATATTTGCTTTAACGCAGTTTTAAACTACGTTTAAAGTCCCTTCATTATTGGATTTTTTAAATGGAACTATCATGTAAGCCCATCTTACGCTGGATGGGTGGCAAATCGAAACTCGCTCCTTTCATCATTTCGCAATTCCCCAAACATACCTGCTATACAGAAGCCTTCTGCGGCGGCGCGGCTATTCTCCTTCGAAAACCACGTTCTAAAGCGGAAGTCATCAATGATATTGATGGTGAGCTAATCAACTTGTATCGCTGTGTAAAACATCATCCTGCTGAATTGGCTAAACAGGCTATGGGTATGCTGCATAGTCGCTGGCTGTTTGAGCGTTTGAAGTCACAAGCAGTGAGTGATTTAACGGATATTCAACGGGCAGCTCGATATTATTCAATTAATCGGATGGCATTTGGTGGCGGTATGAAAAATCCGTCTTTCGGTTATGGCAGGTCGTCTGCTGCTGGATTGTCTGCTAGTCGATTTACTAACGATATTGAGATGCTATCAGCACGGTTAGACCGTGTTTTTATTGAGCATCTGCCTTGGGATAATTGTATCGAACGCTATGATAGTACAAATACATTGGTCTATTGCGACCCACCGTATTTTGGTACGTCTGGTTATGGGATGGTTTTTGATATGGCGCAATATGTGCGTATGGCTGACATCATGCGGACTATGAAAGGCAAAATGGTGGTGTCGGTCAATGATATTCCTGAAATGCGGAATGTGTTTGCTGATTTTCATATCGAGCAGTTGGCTATTAAATATTCAAGAGCGCGTGGTGTGGAAGGTCAGCCTCGCAAAGAGTCGTTTGAGTTGTTGATTAAGAATTTTTAGTTCATAAATTTTAACGCCCTGCATATACAAACTTTTAATTTTTGTTTAGTGTGTGCAGGCTTTTATGTATTTTACTATGTGAAAATGTTTTTTATTTTGTGTTTCGTTTTATTTCGATTCATTTTGTTTTATTTCATTTATCTAACGTTTGTTCATGTAAATATCTAATCTCTGTTCACCGCCATCAGCTTTACG